TTAATAAGTCTTTATCTGATTTCCATTATGAAACCTAAATGTTATGCTCGAATCTCTGTGAACCGTTGCTCGTTCAACTAATAACATCCAAATACGCTCATTCCATTCATCAAGCTCATCTTCTGACTCTGATAAGTTTTTTATAAAAGCTTTCATTATAAGTGCTTGTCCTTCTTTTTCATTTCTTTCGTTTAACAAGTCTGTATGTTTGTTTTTAAGTTTGTCATATCGATTGGATAACTCCTCATACTTTTTATTGTAATCTTCTAACGCTATGTCTGATTTTGAATTTTCATTGACAAGTCTACTCACAATTTCTGAAGTTACCATGATATCTTCTTCAATTTCAATGATAGCATCATCGAGTTTTTTAGTATCAGTTAATAGTGCAATGACTTCGTATGTATCTTCAATGATTCTTTCTTTATCTTCCATTGAAAGATTATAAGCACTAATAAATTTAAGTTTAATGTCTTCCTCTGCTAAATTAGGCGTTTGGCATTTTTCTTTATGCTTATGGAACTTGTTATTACATTGATAAACGAACCTTGAGTACTTACTGTTGGAGTGCCATTTCTTTTTGCCATAGAATCCACCACAATCTTCACAGATGAGTTTCGATGCGAATACATCAGATGATGAGTACTTAGCACCAATTTTATCTCTTCGTTCAAGCTCAATTTGAACCAGTTCCCACATATCTCTGTCAATGATCGCTGGATGACTATTTTCAACGTAATATTGAGGAATTTGTCCGTTATTCTTAACCATTTTATGATCGAGATAGTTATCAGTAAATGTCTTTTGAAGCAGTGCATCACCTTTATACTTCTCATTGGTAAGTATTGAGTTTACAGTATTCTTTGTCCAGTTAGTTGTTTTTCCTGTTGGCGTTTTGATGTGTTTTGACTTTAGATAGTTTGCTATGCCTGTTGCAGTCTTTCCTTCAACCAAAAACATCTTATAAATCATTTTGACAATCTCTGCTTGATCTTCATCAATCACAATCTTTTCATCTTCTTTCTTATAGCCTAGAAACGATTTATAAGCAAATGAAACTTTACCCTGTTGAAAGCCGACTCTCTTACCCCATGTCACGTTTTGACTGATTGAACGTGATTCTTCTTGAGCGATTGATGCCATGATCGTTAATATGAGTTCACTTTTGGGATCTAGCGTCCAGAGATTTTCTTTTTCAAAAAACACTTCAACACCGTTATCTTTTAGTTTTCTAACATAAGATATGGTGTCTAATGTATTTCTTGCGAATCTTGATATGGACTTAGTAATGATTAGATTTATCTTTCCATTTAATGCGTCTGCGATCATTTTATTAAAGCCTACACGTCTTTTTGTATTAGTCCCAGAGATACCTTCATCTGCATAAACGTTAATATACTCCCAATCTGGCTTATCTTCTATAAACTTCTTGTAATAGGTGACTTGAGCTTCATAGCTAGTATATTGTTCGTCTGAGTTGGTAGAAACTCTCGCATAGGCTGCGACTTTCTTAACTGCCATTTGATTAAGTGGCATTTGTGTTAATGGGTGAATCGTAGATGGAATGACTGTAACCTTAGCCATGATGAACACCTCCTTTATGTTGTTTAAGTGCTCTGATTCTTGCTTTTTCCCTCATTTCAGGCGTCCAAGTTTCACTTCTTGAGCTTTTGTTCCAAGTCTGTTCAACACTTGTTTCATCTTTAAATTGAAAAATAAGATTGTTTTCGGGTATCACGATTACCTGCTTAACTTTTGATTTGAATACTTCTTCATCAAAGGATCTAATTTTCAATATTGTTTTAGCAGCTTTTTTAATTTCTCTGTCTGGTACTTGTTTAGATGGGCAAGCTTCTATTCCTTTCGTTACTGAAAGTGAACATTTCCAGATTTCATTATGAGGTGTAGATTTATGTGTATATGCTTTACCACAAATCCCACACTTTATCATGCCCTTGAAAGCTTGAGGTTTTTTATTTATTCTTGGTTTGATTCTTTCAGCTCGTTGTTTTCTTATTTCTTGAACTTTATCAAATAGATCCTTGCTAATAATCGCCTCATGATTCTTTTTAACTGCATACTGGTCAAGCTCACCTGAATTGATGATTTTTCTTTTAGATAAGTGATTCTCTCTAAATGTCTTTTGAAGTATCAGATCGCCTGTGAAGTTATAGTTGGATAATATGGTCATGATGCTTGATCTATTCCATTTTGCTGAATTCTTCGGAATGATACCTCGTTCATCAAGGATTTTGCCGATTGTATCGGCACCATATCCAGCAATGTATAATTGATAAATCTGTTGTACGATCTTAGCTTCATCTGGTATTACGATGAAACGTTTGTCTTCAAGTGCATATCCTAAACATGGTTTGCCGCCCCATAGAATACCTTGCTCAAAGTCTTTCTTGATTCTCCATTTCATGTTCTCCGATGTGCTTCTGGATTCCTCTTGAGCAAATGTCGCAAGGAACGTTAGAATCATTTCACCTTCACCGCTCAAGGTATGCACGTTCTGTTCCTCAAAGAACACATCAATACCTAATGACTTCAATTCTCTAACGGTTTCTAATAAAATGACTGTGTTTCGAGCAAATCTTGATATCGATTTGGTGATGATCATATCTATCTTCCCCGCTCTACTATCCTCAAGTAAATTTTGAAACTCCAATCGTGAATCTTTAGTACCAGTTAACGCTTCATCTGCATATACACCAGCAAATGACCACTCACTATTATCATGGATCAGTTTCTTATAATGGTTAACTTGAGCAGAAAGCGAGTGAAGCATAGCATCTTTACCACTTGAAACTCTAGCGTAGGCTGCAACCCTCATCTTACTCGCTAACTTGGGTAACGCGTTTACTTTTGTTACTGTTTTCTTTATCATCATTTACCTCCTCTTCCGACACACTATATATCACTCTTTTTGAAGGTATAGTCAAGTCAATAAGTCGGTATAGATTACCTTTTTTGATACAATACTTATCTGCTAAATGTGACTCTGCTTTTTGATAATCTTGCTTAGTCATTTTTCCAGATTCATAAATTAATCTAATAGGTTTCATAGATAAAATATATTTTTCGAGATTAGATCGTTTCATGATGTTTTTTCTCTTTTCGATTCTGATTCCAAAACTGATATCTGCAATGATCAGAACAGAATACCTTTTTCTTCTTTCCCTTGACAGACTTCATGGTGATTCCGCAATATTTGCATGTGCCGAGAAGTAAATCTTCTTCTGATATTTTTGCAAGTGTATACCTTACTGCACTCGCAGTCATGGATAACTCTTTCGCAATTCTTTTGTATCCATATCCTTTTTCTTTCAACTCGTTTATCCTATTTTTTACATCATCACTCATAAGATCAACCTCCTTCACTAGTTAAATGGCGAGGTAAGGTCCGTTTTGCCGGTAAAAAATAAAAAAAACCTCATGTTGAGGATAATTTCCTGTTCATGAGGTCTGTGATTATTTATTTAATTGTTCTTTGATTATTTTTTCTGCTTCAGATAAGGTTTCTTTTCCTTGCATCTTGTTGCTAAATGATATGTAGTCATTAATGATCGCTTCAATCTTTGATTGATTTGTTTCGACAAATTCAACTGCTTTCTCTGTAGATCCGGTTATATTACTTACCCATTCACTTAAACGAGAAATAACAGCTAACTTTTTATCATCGCCATTAAGATATGTCTCGCCTTTGGTTTTCGCTAACTGATTCTTTTCTTCTACAATCATAATAAATTCTTTAATCGTCTTTTGAACACTATCATCAAAAACAATATCTTTTGCTTTGTTCACCAGGTCATACACATTCTCTGCGGTATGTTTCAAATCTTCTTTGACTTCCTTAATCACTTCGTTAAATGACTGGTTTTTATCCAGTTTTGAAGTTACATAAAGCGCAAGTAATAACAATGATATTACCAATAAAATTATCTCAAGTGTTGTCATTTTCTTTTCCTCCTAAGTGTTTATAGATATTAACTTGTGAATCTTCTAATCTTGATACCCGATGTTCTAAAACATTGACATCTTTTTTTAATGACTTGATATCCTGTGAATGAAGTTCGAGTAGATTGATCATTTTCACATTCTGTTTTTCGATTTTTTGTAAGTTCATCATGATTTCATCATTCTTTGACTTATTGTTTCTTTCTTGTCTGTTGAACTGTTTTATAGTCGTTAAAATGACAACAACCATTGTCACTATCCAATAGATTAGATTTTCCATTCTAAATAGATTTAATAAATTATCCCAGTCCATTATGAATCATCTCATTTCGGTAATTTTCAAGGTAGTCCAATTGTTCTTTGATTTCTTCCACATACTTTTGTGCGATTTCATTATCCCAATTATTTTTAAAGTCCATCATCTTAGTAAACCAAGGTTCTTCAACAACAAGCTCATACTTTCCAGTTTTTTCGTAATGATCAACCATTCCTCTAATCCGGAAAACATGATAATGGGACTTAAAGTTGGTGTTTACTTCGAAACGCATGCGACCATATTCAAGTTCTGCTGCGATATGATTAAGCATAAATTCCTTATCCTCAAAAACTAGAAGCTGATTAAGCGTTTCTTGAAAAGATGGATTGATATAGATAAGTGTTCGTTCTATACTCATTACATTGTCTGCAGCAGCTCTATGGTAAGCAATAATGGATTCATCAAATTGCTGCCTTTGAATAAAACGATCCTTCGCAAATACAAATAGATCATACTCGCCAAGCGTTATATGTAGGTTACCTCGAAATCCATCTAAGATAACTGTGACATCTTTATCGCTTGAATAGCTGTCTAATCCATACGCGATCGAACCTCCATAATAAATAAGGAGTATCTCCGTATTTGGAAACACCCCTTCAATCATGTTAAATATATCACTCAAATAGCTCTACCTCCTCTATGGATTCAGGAAGTTTTGGTTCAATCACATCATAGTCATCAATTGCGTCTTCAAACCCTATGACATTTTGTTTTAGCCATTTATATCCTTGAACGATTGGATTAACATCTAAAAACGATGTGAAGTCGGAAAATGGAATTGAGATGTCCAATTCTTCTATTGGCTCATTCTTATTTGCTCTCGCTTCTTTGGATAAATAGGACGCAACACAAATTGTGATCTTCTTGTTTGCATAACTGATGTTAAATGCTGTAATTCGATGATAGGATGCCCCAATTCCAAACTTCGTACTTAGTTCTTTAATAATCGCCATTTTGATTCCTACTTTCTTTTCATTCTATAAATCGTTACAGAGATACTATCAGGTGAACCAATGGACATACCTGGGTTTATGTATAGCGCTGCAAGAGCTCCATAAACGGAATGCGCAAAATCTACCATCTTGATTGTGCCATCTCCTTGACCTGCTAATGTGGTTATACTCTTTCCATATGCAACCCACTGTTGGGTATCCAGATAACTGGACTTAAATGTCGGTGATATTTCAAAGTCAATTACCTTTGTAATACCACTTGTTATCGTTGGTCCAGAAACATAACTATCCTCAATGTATTGAGCAGTGGTGTTTGTAACTGAGCTTTTATCATGCGTAGTATCTTGAGTATTTACGTGATGACTAATATATGAGCCAGGTAAATTTGATAATGAAGATGTTCTGTAGTAAATATAGGTGTCCGATGTGTCCAAAGATGAACCTTGTGTAGAAGCAATCACATGCACTTTATAGATGTAATCTGGATCAAACGCATAGGATAAACTATGATAATATGAATATCCTTGATAAAAATACACTTTTTCAAGTTCTCCACCGATTTTTATGACAGATGAAACCCCTCTTGCATAGAGCACCTCATTGCTATAGTCAAAGGCAAGCTCACCTAAATAGGCCAAATTAGACGTTGTTGGTGTGGTGGATCCACGCTTGACTCTGATGATAGCCATTAATATGTACCACCATCAATAATTGAAGATGGCTGCAGAATTTTACTTGCATCGATACCGAGTTTATACTTAATTTTATCTGGTGTATAACCTGTATCGATGATGGGATAAAATACAAGACCATCAGTGATGACCGCACTGGCATACGCAGCTTCAGAAGCAGCAAGAGCAATCCCATCCGTATCGATTATTTCAGTGATTTTTACATTATCTAAAATGGTTCTCTGATTAGTTGTTAGATGAAGATTACTGGCAACATGCGTGTCATATGTAGATGATGCAACACCACCTAGACCTGCAAGTGTAATGGATACTGCTCCTGTAGATCCATTGACACTCGTCACTGCATCCGTTGGTGTTAGAAGTTCTTGCCAGTTCGTTAACGTTGAATATGGCGCTGCCTTTAAGATAAATGATTTGTTTAAGTCTGTTCTAACAGCAACATCACCTTCCTGTGCAGTAGATAATGCGAGCATAGCAGTCTGACTTGCGACTACAAACGTATTTGTAAGTGCAATCTTTGGGACAACGCTATCTGCTAACTTACCGTTCGAATCCAATATAGGAATGTTGCCATTTCCTGTTCCTGTGTTTTTAGTTGAAGCCGTCCCTAGATTCAATGCCGTAATCTTTGTATCGATTTGAGCATCAACTTTAGCTACTCCTGGGATTTTTAAATAATCTGATTCCGCTAACGGAACAGATACACTTGCAACCTTATCTGCTTTTGCTATATAGAGATGTTCACCACTAAAATCTACTTGTGGTTCACCAGCTTTGACAGTGCCTGTTGTACCTACAAGAGGACCAGTTCCTGCTGAGGTTCTTCTTTTAATTTGAATTGTTGCCATTTATTTTCCTCCTATTTTTTCATAAACACACTGGTAATGTTGTGTGTCGTATTTCCGGTTGTTAAAGTCACGATTCCATTTTCATAAACAACGCTTAATGAATAATCTCCTGATGCATATCTATATGAAATTGATGTATTAGATCCAATAAATAAGAACATCTGCTCACCAGGAAATGTAATAACAGTATGATTGTTGATTGTCACATATAAGATTGCTTGACTCAGTTCAGTTGAGTTTGTACCTGAGAACCGATAAGTTCCTGCGGATACTAAGGTCAATTGCTTTCTAACAGGTAGGTAATGGTTAAATATTTCATCATCTAATGAATCAACACGTCCTTTATCATTACTAATCATCTTTCGTGTATAACTCGTTAGAGTCACTGATGTTGTCGTTTTTGTATAAGCGCACAATACAAGTTCATATAATCCATCAGTTAAAAGTAAATTTGTCATCGTTAAAGATGGATATCCCCCGACTTGTTCTTTCAAATACAAACTGACTGTGTTACTCGAACTATCTACCCCAAGAACGACATATCCATATTTACTTGAGTCAGGAGTAATACCGATTGTTGTCAAATTTTCCATATAGATGATACGTCCATAAATCGAAACATATCCATCACTAAATGTAATGGTGTTGTTTGCTAAAGTAAAACTACATTCGCTCTTTAATCCTTTTAAAATGCCAACATCGCTTGAAAAAAGAAAATGATACAAGTCTGAATCAATCTTAGCTGTAACATTGCCACCTTCAAATGTGATTTTTTGTAGACCCATCAGAATTCACCTCCATCGATATTTGAATTTGTAATTGTGATATTACTTGTTGAAGTACTGCCAGTATTTTTACTGAGCAGTTGTATTTTTTCTGTGAGTTTCACTCTGTATTCTCCTAACGTTATCGTTGCATATTTCATTGAATCTCTAAATTCAATTCCAGTTATAACTGAATCATAGGTTTTACCTTTATGAATAAACGATACATAATCACCTAAATTAATGTTTTTGAACGGTACAAAAATGTTATTGTTCATATCAATCATAAAAGTAATGTTGTGATCTAGTTTTGACGTGACCATTTCACTTCTTGCTTTTGTTTCAAGAGATAAGTATTCGTTATCTGTATAAAAATAGCTCTTTGACATCACACTTGTATATCTTAGATCAGACGAGCTATCTTCTGTGATATCTCCAGTTGTTAGTAGATAAAACGTTCTAGCATTGAGATAAGTTTGATTATCACTTCTCGGATAGAAAATGACCTTATTAACGAGTTGACTGGTCGAGTCATTGGTTTCTATCTGCATGATTGATGAAAAATCACTCTTGATGATCGTTCCTTGATTGACACCAATAATCCTAAACCTAATGCCTGTAATTCTTCCTCGAAGATAAATGACTTCTGTTTTGAAACTAATCCCGTATCCCTTTGATACCAGTTCAAATATCTTTGACATATTAATGATGTTATCTGTTTCAAAATTCAGACTTCCTGTTACACTTGTTTCTTTACTTACAGTTAAATATGACAAATTTTGTCTCGCGTCTGAATTGTTCTTGAAATAGTTCGTTATGATTTGATATAAGTAGTCTGCTAAATCACCATTAAAACTGGTCGCAATGATATCCAAATTAAAAATCTCCCTAAAATCGAGAGATTTAATACTCGTTGTATAATCATCTAATCGTTCAATACTTTCAAGAATACCTATATATGAGAATGTGTCATGTTTCAGGATGACAATATCCCCGATTTCACAATTAATCTCTGTCTTGTTCACTTGAAACGTTGATCGCTTAATTAAAACCATGTCTAAAATGATCTCATATTGCTTACTGACATATGCATTATCTTTATACTGCAAAGTACTTCGATCTAAGAACAATAGTTTCATATTAAATCCCTAAATATCCTTCAAGCACAGTTACTTTACATATCGTTTCAGTTGCAACGCCTGGTTTAAACTCAAACTCGTAATTACCATGACCTAGAAAGATAAAATTATCCGTTTCAAAATCTTGTAATCCATATATGTCTGTAACAATACCTGATTCTTCTTTTGTCATTAACTGTTTACTTGGAATAGCGTTAACTACAATAGAAGCATTATCAGCAGTTATGTATAACCTTAGAGTTGCCACAATCTCTCCGCTCTTCTTGACTATAACTTCAGGATCAATTACATCTCCAAGCATTTCTATGACAACAGGTGCATCATCCAATCCATCATTAATGATAAATGTTTTTCCCTCATATGAACTTGAATAGTGATATGGATAAATATAAGGATATACTTTGCCGGTTGCAGTTCCATTTGCTATGATTTCATAAGTCTTTTCTCTTAGCCATAGTGATAACTTTTTGAAAACAATAGTACTTTGTAATGTGCCCGAAATGAGTTCTGCTTTCGTTAGGCTTGCTACATCAACAAAACAATATGCCTTAAATGCATCTGTTTGATAATATAACTTTAGGTCGTCACCACTTTTACTAATGAAATCAACAAAGGCTTTATATCCTATATAACCTTTTAAGAATACAAGTGTTGTCGTTATTTCTGAAAGTGGAATCTTATATTCTGACCTTGAAAAAAGGTTATGATATTCTAAATACTTGGAATCGAGAGCAAACCCTAATCCACTTACTTGAGAGATGTGTGTTTGATTTTTATAGTTAAAGTAGTAAGTGTCACCATATTTGTTTTCTATATAAAATTGCCTAATCAAATCACATTACCTCCTAAAGCTCTATTGATGGAGTCTATATCGAATGTCGGAGATGTCGTATTGATGGTGATATTGTTTGTGTTGCTTGTTGACGAATTCGAATTGGAGTTGTTGACTGTGCTTGATCCTTTTAGATTAAATGTGTCACTAAAAAATCCACCAACCTTACCGAAAAATCCACCAACTTTATCTGCAGCTTTTCCTGCAAAATCACTAATGCCACTCGTAACTTTAGAAGCAATATTACTAATGTCGTCAGTTACACTGCCGAATACATTCTTTATCTTCCCACCGAAGTCTCCAATTTTTGATGGCAAATCTCCAATCCATTCGAATATTTTCTGAATGAACTCGATGATTTTTTGTACAACTTTTAAAATGGGATCCAGGACTGTTTTTAATAATTTAATTGCCGGTACCAAGACAGCTTGTAATATCTCTCCTAGTGTTGTAATTAGAGGTGCTAACATTTCTAAAATCTCAGCAAACATACCTACTTGCATGATAAGTGGCATTAAAATAACATCTAAAATTGGAACAAGTAAATCAACCAACATTAATACTAGATCAATGATCACGTCTAAGATAGGCTGCAATGCAGTCATAAGTGCATCTACGATAGAAAGTATTGGTGGTAAGAGCTGCATAAAGGTTTCCATAAGCCTATCAAGAAGCGCTTTGAACTCTTCACTTTGAAATAGTGCCATCGCTAAAATGGCGATTAGCGCACCTATTCCAAGCGTCGCAAAGTTTATACCTGCACCAGCGAAAAGCCCCGCAGAACCGACACCTTTAAGTGTCATGGCAATGATGTTAAGCAGTGGTCCAACCTTACCGATAATGGCTAGAACTGGACCAACAGCAGCAACCAAACCGACTAATGTAACAACCATCTTTTTGGTATCAGAATCTAAGCTATTCCACCTTGCAATCCAATCTTTCACAACTGGAATGATCTCATCTCTTACTTTGATGATCAATGCCTGTAAAATTGGCATCATGGTTGTTGCGATGTCTACACCTAAACTTGATAAAGCTTGTTTCGTTCTATCTAGTGCATCTGTAAATTCACCAGCTTGTGCTGCTTGCTCATTAGTAACAATACCAAGATCTCTTGCTTCCTGTCTTAAGTCGTTAATCGTAGAAATCTCACTGGAAAGAATAGGTATAAGTTCAGTTCCAATTTTCTCTCCAAAGAATTCATTAGCAACACCAACTCTTAAGGCTTCGTCTTCAACCTTACTTAATGCTTCACTAATAATTTCAAATGCCTCATCAGCATTCTTGCCTTTTAGATCATCAACAGTTAATCCGATCAAAGCTAAACTATCCACAACTTTGTCCGCATTACCAGTTGCTATATCACCTAAGATACCATTGACTTTAATAAATCCTTTATTAAGACTTTCTGTCGATACACCCATAATGGTAGCAACGTGATTCCACTCTTGAAATGCTTCTGCAGTTAAACCTATCTTTTGAGCTGTATCTCCAATTTCATCAGCAGTATATGCTGCTTTGACCGAAAATGCTGTTAAAGCAGAAACGGCTCCTAAAATAGGAACCGTTAAAGATTTTGTGAGTGTTGAACCAAGTTTACCAATCTTATCAAATTTAGCATTACTTAATTCTTTGATTTTACTATTGGTTTTACCAAGCTCATTATTTAATTTTGATATCTCAGCTTCTGTGTATTGTACATTGCGTTTGAGTTTATTGAACTCTTCTTGACTCATATCGCCAATCTGAACAGCCTTTTTAGCTTGTTCAAGTTCTGCGTTTTGAGCGTCAAGTCGCTTTTTAGTTGTCGATAATATGTTGTTAAGTTTGTCTTGTTTTGATTTCCAAAGTTCTAGATTTGAACTATCGTAACGCAGGTTAGTATTAATGGTTTTAAGGTCTTTATTTTGTTCTTTGAGATCTTTCTTTATACCATTGAGTTCATTCTCTAGATCTTTACCATCAAGTGTTAATTTAATGTTTAATCCTTTGACTGTTTCTGCCATTTATACTCACCTCCAGCATTTAGAAAACACATCAATTAATGTGTAAATTTATTGAATAGAAAAAGGCACAACCGAAGTTGCACCTTAGACACTCTATGAAAAGAGTTTGACTAGGAATCAAACGATTCTAGCTATTAATCAAATAACTTTCGCTATCGATCATATTCTAGAAAGGATGACCCTAATTTTTGATGTGTTTTTCAAAAGTCATCACCTCCATAAAGATTCACAGGCATAGCCCATGTAAAACTATTTTATCATATCGAATAGTATTTACAATAAGAACTTGTCAATATCACTTTGAGTTGCATATTTAGATGAATGCTTTCCATTAATTACTTTCATTTCTAATTCCACAATTTCAAAGTATATCTCTAAATCAAACCACTTTGAATCCTCAATAGAGATTCCTAAATGAGCAAGATTAAATATGATATTTGCGGTGATATTTTCATCATTTGCTTTTGATGTCTGATTGGGGTGTGGTTCCTTTTTGAAACGTACCGAGCATTTCACCTATCGCATTCGTCAGATTTTCTAATTCATCTTGATTGCTTAAAAGAGAGAAATCGAGCGACATCAAGAAGTCATTATAAGATTGTTTGTAGAATGGTCGGTGTAGTATATAGATGATCCTAAAGATCGTATCAATCACTGTTGAAAGATCTTCTTCTTTTTTACTACTTGATTTCTCAAGTTTTTTTATATCACTAAACAACTCAGTTGAGAATACATTACGATAATCAATAATCGTAAATAGTGATGAATGCAGAAGATACTCCTTATCGCCAAGTTTAAGTACTTTTTCCATGTTTTACTCCTTAGATAAACGTTGGTAAAGTTGGTGCTGTTGTCAAGAAAGTACTATAGTTACTATCACCCACACCAGCAATAACTCTCAAAATCAGATTGTTACCAGATTCGATTGGTCTTGCTGTGATACTAAGTTCTATCGAATTAGCTTCAATTGAATCACCTTTTGATTTGCTCGAGTCTCCTGATGGAGTTGCTGTGCATAAGTAATACCATATACGACGTGCTTTAACATCACCTTGAATCTCATATCCAAGTGCAAATGTCTTTGTCTCTGCATTGAGTATTTCAACTAAGTTACCATTCGTATCTTCTAAGAATCCAAAGATATCTTTTTTAAAGGCTTCATCAATTTCTGTAAACTTGAGCGTGACATTCGATCCGGAATTGGATACCAATGTTGCAATGACTTTATCATCTGCATATACTTGTGAACTTCCCCCGATGGCTTCAGTTGTAATTTCTTGTGCACCTTCCAGACGCTTCGGTGTAGCGAAAGTCCAGCTACCATCTTCTGCTTGTGTTGCAAGTGCATAATGCACGTTTGTTAAACCAAATGTTACTTTATTACCCATTTAAAAAACCTCCTGTTTAATTTCATAAATTCTGTTGATAGATCCATCTTCATTGACGAATTCTGACAATAAATCATATTCATAGCCCATAAAATATAAGGCTGCTTCTAATCTTTCTTCTAGTGACAAATCTTTCTTCTCAGTAATTAAACTGATTTGAAAAGTGGCAATTTTTGCAATCGATTTGTCATCTGCATAAACAATTGCTCGATTGGTTATTTCCTGATAAATAATGTAATTTGGATCATTTTCTAATCCTACTCTCGTTCCATAGGATACTTTTCCAGGAATGACTGAATTTAATGTACTATATAAAGCTTCTAACTTTTCTTGCATTAACCATCACCCTTTTCAATAATTGATTTGATATCGTCTAGCATCTTTGGAGTAAATATATCGTAGGCTGGTCGCAAGAACGGTCTTGGTCCTACATATTTACCACTTCTGTGTGTGAAACCAAACTCAAGTAAGTGTGTTAGTTTTCCTTTTTCACTTGAAAAAATAACGATGGATTTATTGATTCCACTGCCTTGAGATACAGCAACGAATGAATCAGCAAAAGGTTTTGATCCACCACTTCTTGGTGCATTCGATTTGATATATTTCACAATTTCATTTGCTGTCTCATCAAGTTTTTTTCCAAGTCTAAGAATTACCTCTTGAGCATACTCATCAACCATATCAGATATAGCAAATCCAAGTTCATCAAGCGTAACCAATGATATCACTCTTTCTAATATTGGTTTTACTTAAATAAAGTTCTATGAATTGTCCAACCTGATACGTTCGCTCAATTTTATAGATACTGCCATCAATGTCTGCATACTGACTATGATTAAAAAGAAAACTCTGAATTTTAAGTGCCAAGTCTATCTTGATATCAGTACGCTTACTCTCATAATATTCATTCGAAGTGATACTAAAATTAATACCGATGACTTCTTTAGAGGAATGCAATTGAAAGCTGGATGTACCTATTGAGTTTTGTATTTGATTCAGAGTTAACAATTTCAATCTAATATTAGGTGAGTTAGGATACATTTTCATCTGCTCCTTTTGTTAACGCAATTTGTCCTACTAACATGTCAAATGTTTTAGGTAGTTCTTTTGCACTGCCATCATTTTTAAATCCAAAGAATGTCTTTACATAAATAATGATGATCGTACTTACCATTGGGTTTGTTTCGTCATTGATGTAAGAAGGATTGATCCCACAACTCGTCAAGTATGCCTTGCAGCTACTTATGTGAGTGGATAACTCATCGTCAGCATATGTTTCTGACAGTGGTATAAGTAGTGCTTTTTTTACAATGTCTAGTATCGCCATGAGATCAATCCTTTCTTTACGATTCAATGATTAGCTTCAGTTTTTAGGCTGCAGCTTTCTTTTTGATACGAAGGAATCCGTTATAGCCGACTACGTTACCACCAGTAAACACTGATGCTTTGTAGCTGATGATTCCATCTTTGAATTTGTAATCAGTAGACTTACCAATTTCAACTGGTGAGAATACTGGCACTTCGTAGTTCTTAAGTGCACCATACGCGATACCATATTCACCAGCTGTTGTATTGCTATCGGAAATTGCTTTACAATGCGAATTGATGATATAAGGAATGCCGTCAATAGTCTTGTTCACATAATCAATTGTATGAACTTTACGACCTTCTTGCGTCTTAAGACCAGCGAAAGCACGCAAGTCATTCTTATTCAAGATAAGGACTGCTCCACCTTCAATTTCCTCATCTCCACCGTATGCAAAGACAATATCATCAAGTGTGGAATCCGTAATCGCTTCAATTTCAAGAGGAGCTTTATCAGCAAGTGCGACAGCTGCATCACTAAAGATTCCAGTGAAGGTATTCGTTGTTCCTGCACCACGTAAGATTTGTTCGCTAATTTTCTTTTTAAGTGAAATGTTGATATTACGTAACACTTCAGCTTGATAAGGAATCGCTGGTAATTTCTCAAGTTCCTCTGTGATTTCTGTATAAGCAGTAATCTTAACTTTTGAAATTGTCAAATAACCAAATGCTGGTTCTGTTTCACTGTAAGGTTGCCCTTCAAGAGTAGTCCCTGCAATACCATTGCTCTTAACAAATGATTTCTTGTAAGTCTCTCCACCATTTAGATTGATAACATTCACACGATCAACAAGCGATGAAACTTGAGCAAATGGTACTGGTGCTAATCCTGAAGCAGTTTGATCAGGTAGTAAGATTTCTTCACTTGATACTTGAATCACACGACTTTCACGCAAACTTGCTGCACGCTTTTCGAGTTTTTCTTTATCAATTTGAGTGCGGTTATCAATGATGATCGGTTTGATTTCCGCTTTGCTAGCAATCGCCATTTTCTTGTCAATCACACTGCGTTCTTCCTGAAGTTCACTTGTTTCTGTATCAAGTGCTTCAAGTTTTGTAATATCTGTTTCATTATCGACAAGACCTCTGATTTCAGTCAGTCTTGACTCGATTTCTTTTCGTCTTAATTCTAAATTCATAGTTTCTTTCTCCTTTTAGATTTGGGTTTTGATTTTGATACGTTTTTTGATAATGTTTGATTTTTGTTGCTGCTCAGCTAAATCCATAGCCTTTAGTTCTAACTCCATAGATTCTAAAGAACGAGCGTATATACTAGTTGCATCATATGCTGGAGTATCCACAACCGACACATCATACAACCTTTCAATTTTTGTAATAGTTCTCTTTGGAATTCTACCTTCTCGGTTCCATACTTGTTCATCAACCGTAAAGGCAAAACTCATCTTATCCAACAATCCACTTCTTACCATTTTGTAGATGTCTTGATTGGTGTTTGTGTCTAATAATTCAGCACGTACTTTCAAACCGATACTATCTACAGTAAGGGATAGGGATTGATTCTTAGTTCTAGCGATAATTAAAAAGGAGTCCATATGATTGTACTTCATAGGAACATCCTTCATTTTAGTTTCCGATAAGGCTCTTGAATCGATTTCCTCAAGGAAACCATATTCTTCATCACCTATTAATGTTTCATTGTTAAAGACTAATGCATAGCCTTCTAATATCATCTTGTCGTCTTCTTCATGAAGCGTGACATCAGCTAATCTAGTTTCCTTTATCATTCTTACGTGTCTCTACTTTCTTTGGTTTTGGTGTTACTTGTTTTTGATATTCATATTCAAGCTCAGAGTCTTTATAGAAAAGTGACTCGAGTTTTTCCTTCTTACAATAGTCATCAATGATGATCGTTTTTGCTTTTTGTGTTTCCAGAATAACTTTTAAAGCATCTTCTGAAATCTTTCCATTAACTGTTATTTTCATCTTTAGGTTCCTCCGTTCCAACTTGATATTGATTTGCTTTATCAGCATCAACAAAGTTTAATGATTGAAGGCGTTTGTTTCCACCTTCTATAGGTTCTAATCCGAGTAGCGCTCTTGATTCATTGAGTGACATAATTCCTAGACTCATGAGTTTTTCAATTGCAGTAACTTTAGTGTTCCATGAAGCATATTGTAATCTTTCGCTATAAAAGATAATTTCTTCTCCACGTTCTAATTGATTATTGGTAAGTAAGCCTATAGAAAAAGCCTCGCTAAGTTGAATAGCTAAAGGCTCAATGGTTGACTCGTAAAATGAATTAAACTCTTCTTCTGAATACTTACTTGTGAATATTGGAACTGAGACACCAAAATAATCGAGTATTTTTGATTGCAAGAATTCTAGTGTATCTTTATCAATTAATTTCGGATCAACATCCAAAGGAATATACTCACTCTTTAGATCAATAGGAATGATAGAACTTCCTTTTGTGTTGACTGAATCAGAAAGTGCACTATCAAAGAGTTCTCTTTGTTTTTTCTTATCAGCTTCTGATAACATACCGTTCATCTTAACAATACCTTTAATCTGCATGGAGGATTTAATTGCATTATCAATCCCTTGTAACAAGCTATCATTAATTGATATTGTTTTAAGAATAGCCTCATGATCACCACTTGATCCATTACCACCAAAGATATCGTTTTGTCCAAAATGACGTCTCAAATGGATAATATTGTCGTATGGTAAAATGTATGATTCTCCATTATCAAATAGCAGCTTGATAAAATAGGTGTCAGCATTATCAACAATCATTTCAACTGTAATTGGTCTTAATGGATAGATACCTTTGAGTTCACCTGAATTCTTATCAAACTTTGGATAAATAAACGCATTATCATTCAGTAATAACAATGTAATCGTTTTGTAGATGAAATCGTAGGGAGTCATAATCTCGTTTGGCTTATACTTCAATAAAAAAGACAGTTGACCTTTTTTCTCGGTCACTGTCTTATCGTTTTCGGTTTTGATAAATCTTGGTTTGAGCTTAGCACATTGGCTCGCAACCCTATCAATGCATATCTTAACCACATCACTTTTTGAAATATTTGTTCCAAACGGTGTATAAAATGTATTTAAATTACTAATTAACTGGAGTGCATCAAATGATCCAGTTTTACTTTTCCTTTTAATAAGACCCATATGAACCTCCTAACAGGGTGACAATCTTTTAAAATGATGATATAATTAATATAAATATCATACGAAGGGGGAATTTAAATGCCTACTTGGAGCGAAATATTAAACGATATAAAACAAAATAGAAAAAATATTGATGATGTTAGACGTGGATTTATAAAATCACTAAGTGAATACACTGGAAGAAATACTATCATATACTATTCTGCATTTTTGACTAAACAACACCAAAACGTAGATATCAATGATACCGACATGAATGGTTTTATGGAAACAGTTCACAACCTTGAAAGGGATAAAGGATTAGATCTGATTCTACATACACCAGGTGGAAACCCTGTAGCAACTGAATCGATTGTAAATTATCTTAAGGATATTTTCAATTCCGATATTCGTGTAATTGTTCCACATATGGCAATGTCTGCCGGGACTATGTTAGCTTGTGCCTCCAAAGAAATAGTAATGGGGTATCATTCTAGTCTAGGACCTATTGATCCTCAGTTTGGTGGTATTCCTGCATTTAACATTAAAAAAGAATTTGAAGAAGCTCAAGAGCAGTTGACTAAAGATTCCAAGTCGTATTTTTATTGGAAAATTCTCCTTGATAAATATAATAAAGCAGATTATAAAACAGTAATAAATGCCATTGATTTATCTGGTATATTAGTTAAAGAATGGCTATCAAAATGCATGCTAAAAGATGAAGAAAATAAAGATGAGCTTATAAACAATATTGTCAATAAACTAAACGAAAATCAAGATTCAAAATTCCACGCAAGACATTTTAACCATACTTGGTGTAAGAATGTGGGACTTAAAATAAAAAACCTAGAAGATGATCAGACTCTTCAAGATTTGGTATTATCTATACATCATTCTGTAAATCTTACATTTGAGATTTCGTCAGCAGTAAAAATCATTGAGAATAATAATGGCAAAACTTTGATTTCTTCAATGCCAATAATTCAGCCACAAAAAAAGAATGCTTAATTTGAGCATTCTTTTTTAAATTGAATTAACTGAAAATATAATTTCTTGGTCCTTGTTTTTACCATCAAATGAACCAATAGATAGTTCTTCTTTTTCTTTGTCTTCAAGACCTAATTCAAAAATCATATCTTCTATCTCTTTGATTTTTTCTAAATCCATACAGACACCTCTCTTGTCTTTATATTCTAGCATTTTTTTTATTCAAATACAAGTAATTTTGTATTTATAACATGTTCTCATAGTCTGTTTTATATCTATTAAGAATAACATATGCAATGATTAAAGCAACTGTACCATCAATTCGTTTGTATTTAGAGTTAAGTTTTGATGGTTGTATGTTTCCATTTAAATCAACTTTCGCTTGTGTATTTGATAGACACCATTTCATGATTGGATTATTATTGTAATTTACCAGGTTGTTCTTTAGATCAGCTTCCAAGATTTTCATAGGTTCGGACAACGAATAGATGCCTTGTCTTACTTTATCCATATTAAATCCTAAATCTTCCATTTCTTTAATCCAATATTGAGAATTCCATGGATCATATCCAACCCATAGAGGTCTAATACCATATATTTGTATCATCTTCATGAACCATTGAGTCACCAAACTAAAGTCATTTTGATTGCCTTCAGTTAAAGTTACAAAACCCTTTTTAATCCAGATATCATATGGCACGTTATCTTCTTTGATTCTTTTCTCTACAACTTCGCTTGGCATAAAAAAATGTGGAATCACATACTTCTTGTTGCTATCTCGTTTTTGAATGACAAGTACTGCAGCTGTTAAATCAGTGGTCGATGATAAGTCTACGCCACCAACCGCATATGAATCTCTTAGTTCATCAATTGAGTAAGTATCTTCATTGTTTAAGTCATCAAAGGATAACCACGATCCAGAATCTGCTTGTTTGATATTAAAATCCTTACAAAGCATCGTCACTCTAGTTGATAAATCATGTTTCGATTTGTTCATAACATCTTCTAAATATAAAGGCGTTTTAACAACACCAATACTCGGATTTGACTTTTGCCAAGTTGATTGATCTTCATATATTTCTTTGGTTGAGTCCTGAGTATATAACCAGGGCAATACCCTATGATCTGAGATTTCACCTTTTAGCATCTTTCTAGCATAATCTAACTTGCTATCTAAAAAACCACCGATAGTTGTTCCTTCAGTGGTTATGATAAATATGAGCGGTTCTTTTTTAGTTGATTGTGATTGTTTGATTGCGTCATAGACTTTAGAATCAGTCATTTCATGAACCTCATCAATACAACCAACCTCGATATTGTATCCATCTTTATTTCTTGATTGAGCAGATAGCTTCTTTATCTTATTCTTTGTTTTTGGTGAATAGATATGAAAGATGTTCTTCTTGCTTCTAGTATCTTTGGATAAAGCTGGAGATTGCTCTCTCATATTATTAATCTCTTCAAAAAGAATGTTAGCTTGTTCTGTTGTATTAGAAGCACATACGATATCCACTCCACCGCTTGAAAGAAAAAACTCAGCTAAATCAATACCTGCAACAAATGTTGTCTTACCATTCTTGCGAGCAATCAGTAATATGACTTCATTAAATCTTCTGAGTCCTGAATCAGCCATTTTAAATCCATAAGCAGTTTGAATGAGTGCTTTTTCCCAAAGTTCTAAGATGAATGGTAATCCATTAAATGGTGATTTTGTGTGTTTACAAAATGTCTCAATGAAATCAATTCTCAAGTTACCTGGTTTTTCATCAAAAATGTATGTAGGATTTTCCAGATCTTGGATAAGTTGATCTAACTCCGTTTTTAGTTCTTGACCTACTAATATATTACCATCTTCAATTTCATTGTAGTATTCGATTAGATAGTTCATTCATTCGCTCTCTTAAGAAACTCATCAAATGCATCATCTCCATCATCAACTTGTGTTCCAAGAATTGTATTTAGTGTTTTAATGACTGTCCCATATGAATTCACAAGTTTCGTGTAATACTTAGCTGCTTCAGTTTGACGTTGTGTGCCTTTGCTGGATATTTGAATAGCTCCATGCTTTCTGATTTGCTCTTGTAACTTATCAAGTTCCACCTTCATAAATGCAGCTTGATAAATTAGATTATCTACTAGTTCTGTCTTTGATTCATCAACCAAAGAAAAAAGCGACTTTAATCGCTCGTATTCATGTTCTATTTTCATAACTTGTTAATATCCTCTAAATATACTTTAGAAAAACTATCAAAATATGGATCGTCTTGAATTTTATTTTTCTCGAAAATATGCAAGCTTAATTTATTTAATATAGGTATTATTTCCGAATTCAAGTCTGCTATTTTCTTTATTTCTTGTGATTCTATATCTCGAGCATGTGTTATTTCTTCTCTTAATCCTTTCAATTTCAACCATTCAGGTTCTGTTAATCCATCTCTAAGACTAGCTTCATATAATTTTCTAGCTTGAAATATGGCATTGTGACAAAGCGTCATATGCAAATCACTATAAGCAATGTGCTTATTTTTAAACTCCTCATCAGATATATTTAGTTCTTTAAATCTGTTCAAAATTTTATCTGTTAAAAACTTTAGAAGCATCAAACTTCTTATAAAATTTTCTTCTAGGACATGCATATTCTCACCTACTTCAAAACTAAATTCTGGATTTTCAAAAATAAGAGCCCGCATTTTTTAATTGCCCCCCCTGTGCGGTACCCCTCGAAAAAATATCTTAGCAGGATGGGGGGCTAATTTAATGCATTAACAAGTTCATTAATTTTATTCTTTAACAATTGAACTCTTCTCGATGCACTGCCGTTATTTAGAGTGTTGTATCCAGAAACATAACCTCTATCAATGATAATATCATCTTCGTCTCTGAACTTGAAACTGAAAAATTTTTCCGGATGATCTTTTGTCTTCTGTCTTAATTTTTGAAGTTCCTCAACCATTTCAGAGTGACTATAAACTAATATTATAGGTTTATAATCAATAGCATTTACACTCATTCCACGTTTTTCAATCAATTTTTCAGATTTCACATGAATATAACTTCCCATGAGTACATAGTAATCAGCGTATACTTCATCAGAGATATTAAAATTGTTTAACCAAAGATAATTGTACTTTATATCATTTTTCTTGCCATCTACATATGATCTAGATGATTTTACTTGAACAGTAATTGTTTTCCTACTTAATCTATTGAATAGTATTAAATCAATACCTTTTTCTTGTCTTGATAAGGGTGCAAATACTGAAAACTGTTTATTGTTTCCTTGATTAAGCATCTTTAGTATTTCTTCTGAAACTATATACTCTCCATAATCAATTACACTTTCTTTTCTCATTTTGACCACCTCATTTATAAACATTATACCAAAGTAAAATTGTTTATTCGAGGTTATCTATGAATTAAGTTCCCATCCTTATCAAATTCTTTTTCTTTAGAGAAACGCTTGTGTTCTGCATTGTGACATTTTTTACACAAGAACTCTAAGTTATCTTGATTTAAACTTATATTTGGTTCAATGACATTTTGAACAGTTAACTTAATGATGTGATGTACTTCTTCACCTAATGCACCGCAACGTTCACACTTTCCATTGGCTGCTCTTATCTTGATTTCTCTTGCTACTTGCCATTGAGTAGACTTATAAAACCGATGTAGCTCTTTAGGCTTTCTCATATAACTTTCTCAATTCAGCAATCTTACCATCTACATGTTCCCATCGAACATTTAAATCCTCTCTACCAAAGTGTCCATACTTCGCTAACTCCTGGAATTTGACGTTATCTAACTCAAGTTCTTTTTTAATGTGTTGTGGTCTAAAATCAAATGCTTGATTGACAAGTTGTTGTATCTTGTCATCACTCATAATTCCAGTATTAAATGTATTCACATAGACACTCACTGGCTTAGCAATACCAATCACATAACCTAGCTGTATCTCACAATGTGTCGCCAAACCTGCCCCTACAACGGCTTTTGCTACTAATCTGGCATAATAAGCCGCACTGCGATCAACCTTGCTTACGTCCTTACCAGAGAAAGCTCCTCCGCCATGCTTTGCATAACCACCATAAGTATCAACAATGATCTTTCTTCCAGTTAATCCAGAGTCTGCATAAGGACCACCTATCACAAACTCACCTGTTGGATTAATAAGAATTTCTGCTTCTTTGATTGTTTTATGATCAAGAACTTTCGGTAAAACTTCATTGATTATGATATCTTCGTATAGCTCTCTTCTTATCCATGATTTCGTTTGTGCTGAAACAACGATTGTTTGCACTTTTTTAGGTTTACCTTTTTCATATAAAACGGATACCTGACATTTGCCATCAGGACCAAAGATATGTGCATATTGTTCTTTACGAGCTTTGTCCATCTCTTTCGATATTTGATTTGCCAGCATAATCGGTAGTGGCATTAACTCTTGTGTTTCATTACAAGCATAACCAAACATGATTCCCTGATCACCTGCACCTTGTTCATGTGATTCTGTTGAATCAACTCCAAGTGCGATATTTGGAGATTGTTTACTAATCTTTTCCATGACTTTGAAACTTTCTTCATAGCCGATTTCACGAAGTTTGCTTTTGGCTATGTCTGCATAATCGACTTTTGCAGTTGTAGTGACTTCACCAAAGACAAACACTAGGTCATCTTTTATAGCCGTTTCAACTGCAACTCTAGCATTTTTATCTTGTTCTAAAATGGCATCCAGTATAGCATCACTGATTTGATCACATACTTTATCTGGATGTCCACTAAACACTGATTCACTTGTTATGACTTGCATTCCACCATCTCCTTTATAAACGATTAAAAAAGGAGCTTGCGCTCCAAATTACTTATTTTGCTATCTCCCATGCTGTATATACTGACCGATATGAACAATCCCAAGTATCAAGTATCACGCCATCAATGCAAGCTGTAACGTGTCCAGCCATTTTTATGATGTAAGTTCCTTTTGGATGCAACTCACAAAAGTTGCTACCTTTGATTCTTGGTTCTCCCTTAACTGGTTTAAATATGAGTCTTGGATAATCCTTCAAATAATCGTATAGAAATTTGGTATCTTTATAATTGGAATATCCAAGTTCACGTTTAGCTTGATTAAGTTCTCGTCTACATTCGAGATAGTCTTTGCTTGTTGCAGTCGTGATCGCTCTTACAACACAGTCGGTTGTTTTGATACCTTTTGGATGTGCATTGAACTCTTTATACATTAATCGTTCCATCCTTTATTTAACCATTTAACAAGCTCTCTCGATGAGTTTGTTTTAAATGCAGGTTTATCAAATCCATCAAGTCTTTCATAAACTGTATACTTTGAATCGTTCCATACACAATCAATTTGAATGACGATGAGGTTATTATTTGTTTCGATATCTGCAATTCTGAAATCATCATAGAGTGGTCCATTGAGTGGACAATTATTCTTGAACCACACATAACTAGTCTCAAGATCTACTTTTCCGCCTGGTTTGATTTGCTTGATGATGTTACCCATCTTCTTTGTTTTGTTAGCTAGGCTTGTGTCTTTACAAAACCAGTCGAACCACCCTGCATTGATTTGAGTTGTTGTATCAGTTCTGTCAAACTCGCCTGATTTAAATCTTTCAATCCATTCGGATAATTTAATCTGTTTTTCCATAACTTTAGTCTCCTTATAATTTTTTGGTTACTCTATATATCACTCTAAAGAGACTTAATAGCAAGTACTTTTTTTACTATAGTGACTTATTTTCAAAATAATCGAAATCGCTAAGTGGAGACCTTTTTCCATTTCTGATTAAATAACAATTATCATTAGATGCCTTATGCTTGATATAACGTTTCACTATGACATCGATAAACTTTTCATCAAGCTCCATGAGATATGATTTACGATCCAATTGATCAGCTGCGATCATAGTTGATCCAGAACCACCAAATAAATCTAATACGGATTCATGACGTCTTGATGAATTGCTGATTGCTTTTCCAACTAACTCTAAAGGTTTCATGGTTGGATGTTCTTCATTTTTTCTTGGTTTGTTATATTCCCAGATGGTATCTTGAGATCTGTCATCAACAAAGTAATGAGCAGCTCCTTCTTTCCATCCATATAAAATAGGTTCATGTCTCCAGTGATAATCTTGTCTGCCTAGTACTAATGCATTCTTTACCCAAATGAGACATTCCGCTAATTTGAAGCCAGAGTTCTTAAATGCATTTCTAAAGTTGAGTCCCTCAGTATCAGCATGACAAACATAGATTGCACCACCTGGCTTTGTATGATTGAACATGTTCTGGAAAGCACTGTATAAAAAAAGATAGAAGGTATTATCTTCCATCTTATCGTTTTTGATTTTTCCAGCTGTTCCTTCATAGTCAACATTGTAAGGCGGATCGGTAAATAACATATCTACTGTGTTACCATCAAGTAATGTTTCAACTTGTTTTGCATCTGTTGAATCACCACACATAAGTCGATGAGGTCCAAGTTCATATATATCGCTAATCTCAGAAAAAGGTATCTCTGGAATTTCATCATCGATATCGAAATCATCATCAGCTGCATTATCTGGAAGCAGTTCTTCCATTTCTTCAAATCCAAACTGAAGCATGTCCATGTCAATTCCAGCTAACTCTTCTTCAAGTCTTGATAAATCCCAAGTAGCAAGTTCAGCTGTTTTGTTATCCGCTAAGCGAAAAGCTTTGATTTGTGCCTCATTTAAATCATCTGCGACAATACATGGCACTTCTTCTAAGCCAAGCGACACAGAGGCTTTTAAGCGCGTATGTCCGGCTATGATGACGTTGTCACTTGTAATGACTATTGGAACCTTAAATCCAAACTCCCTAATCGAGTTAGCAACTGCTTTGATCGCTTCGTCATTGTTTCTTGGATTGTTTTCGTACTCTTGGAGTACTGATACTTGCTTCATCACGATATTCATTCATCCAAACCTCCTCACCATTTTCTATGCGTTTTTGCATAAGTTCAATTTCTGCTTTCTTTTCGTTATACTCAATACCAAATTTCGTAATGAGTAAGTATTTAATTGCTGTGATATCAGGTAGTGACTGTTTCTTAAACTTAGTAATGCGCTTTTTGGTTCCAGTCTTTGTTTCTTCAATCACTGTTTGTGTTTCTTCATATTCAAAACCTATCGCGCGTTGATAAATGGCATCGAGTAGTTTTTGTTTTAATTCTTCATCACCATACTGAAAGGCTGCATTAAACTTAGGATGTGCTTTCTTAAGTTTAATAATCGTTTTCTCTGTAATACCTAAGTATTCAGCAATCTGCTTTTGAGTTGCTCTTTTAGATATCATTTCAGATATGGCTTTTAATTTAACCTCTAAATGTCCTGATTCATCCCATCGCTCATATAGATCAAGCATTTTTCCTTTCATTCAATCACTCCAACTGTATACAAAAAATTGTAATTATTCACCAGTTGGAATACTACAAGTATCTCTGCAAAAACAAAAAAGAACTCATCTCTGAATTCTTTAAGTGTCTCTAGGCTGGTTTTAAAGCCAGTATTCCATGTTGTTTATAGCTTTGCTCAGTTTAATCATAACACACCCTTGACAAATTCACAACGGTTCATCGTGGTCCATCAGGGTCCATTTTTATTACTAACTAATTACTCATCATCTTCATCTTCATCTTCTTCATCATCATCTTCGTCTTCTTCATCGTCTTCTTCAAAGATATCATAATCTGGTTCATCATCTGGATCATATGGATAATCACCTGGATTAGATAATTCTAATACTTCTCCTCCAGTATGCCAGTTACTGATATATTCTAAAGCCTCTCGTTCAGCTTCTTCATATGAATCAAATAACTCATCAAGCTCATCAGTATCGCCATTTTGATAGTTTATTACCACTTTAAATTTGGGCATATTCATTTCCCCTTTCTTGTCATATTTATTCAGTAAAATAATGTATTATCTATATTTTACATTACTTCTCTAAATTTTCAATAAGCTAAGTGCTTTTATATGCCATCTTTTTAGTGTCGAAATAGATACAAACATCTTAACTGCTATTTCATTCCAACTTAACCAATCTATATATCGATAGATCAAAACTTTTCTGAGTTCGGTGTCTTCAAGTTCATCAACAACTGACATGATTTCACCTTTTATGATTGGAAGTCTCCTTTTCAAATCCACGATTAAGTTTTCATTATCTAATGCCTTACGTATCCATTTCTCAAACGGTGCTTCTAGACTTTTAGTTCCATCCACACGAATCTGATCAAAGTTAATGCCTGGTATAGAGTTTGCAAGACGAATGTATTCTTCAACTTCAACTTGCAAACGTGATATTTTAAGTTCTGTATTGTGATATCTACTCAAGTATTCTTTTACATTCATCTTGTTTCCTCCTTGAATTTGCTTAATACATCTATTTCTATAGAGATGCCAGTCGGATCATCAGACCATACCTTTTCAACATGCTCTGCAACCACCTGTGCATCATCAATCCAAAATCCAACCTCAGTCATACAATCTTTGAGCATCTTTTCCAAATTATCAGTGTCCGGTCTTGTTACTCTCCATTCAAAGTGTTTGTGCCTTTTACCTTTAGCGAATCTCCATATGACTTGAAGCTTAATCGGACCTTCAATTGGTTTTTCAGGTTTGAATGGTTTTAAGTGTTTGATGATTATGCTTCTTGCCTCTTTTAATTTCTCGGGTTTATAAAATACTGGTTTGTTTTTGACAAGTGCAATTTTATTTTGTTGCGCGGTAACTGTAGGCGGATCTAGTAATAGGAATATTTTCATAGTTACCTCCATTTTTCTAATTTTTAGGTGCAGATAGGCGAGTGCTGACGATGATGCATTTGTTTGGGATAGGGCAAGGCTAAAAGCCCTATCCTACAAACATGCGTCAGCGTGTTGGTTGCAACACATATATATAAGGCCTTTCTGCCAGTTTTTTTGCCTGCTGGTAGATAGGTAAAATTTACCTTTATACCAAAACGCAAAACATATGCTGGCAACTGCCATTTTTCCTTAATCACGACTTCATTCCTTACGCGTTATGATTCCTTTTTTTGTTTCGTACTCTTCTTGAAATTCTGTAACACGAGATCTGACAGTACGCTCGGCTATGCCTAAATATTCTGCAAGCACAGATGCTTTACAAGTGCCGTCGTCTTCCATGTTAATATCAAATGCAGCATCAAATTCATCTTTTCTTGACTCGGTAGATTGATTTCTCTTACCACTTTTTTCTAGATTTGCTTTAGGGTCACCTTCTGCATAGTGTTTTGTTAATATACCTTTATCATCAAGTTTATGAATCGGATACTCAAACCAAAAATTAACTGGCTTGAAGTTACCAAATTCTCTTAGACTACTTTCAAGTCTCCAAGCTGTAGATGTTTGTACATCTGCGTATTGAGCCATAAACTCATCGGTAGTTTCAAGTTGAATCATATCGAGCTGTGCATCTGGATCACGCGCAAATACTCCCGAACCAGAAGCTCTATCCATCGCTCTTTTGTAGCCTTGAGAGCCTTTAGAATGATGATGACAGTAGATGGCTGCACATCCTGTTTCATTACAAATTTTGTCAAATTGATTAGAGAAAGCTCCCATTTCAGAAGCATTGTTTTCATCTCCTGTAATTACTTTATATATAGGGTCTATGATAATTGCATCGAAGCCTTGATTTGCAACTTTTCTTATAAGCTTCGGTACAAGTTTATCTAAAGGCATCGCTCGACCACGTAAGTTCCAAACTTTGATATTTCCGCTATGCTTAGGATCAAGTTTTAATGCTTTATAAATCTTGTCAAAACGATGCAAGCAGCTAGCTCTATCTATTTCTAAATTCACATAGAGGACTTTTGATTTCTTGCACTGAAAACCTAGCCACTTACCACCTTCAGATAATGCGATAGCTAGTTGCATTAATAAGAAACTTTTCCCTGCTTTAGATGAGCCTGAAATAAGCATTTTATGTCCAACTCTAACAACCCCTTCAATAAGTTCAGGTGCAAGAGGAGGTAAATGTGATAATTCTTCATCAAGTGAATCAAGTCTAGGCATTTCATCGACAATACCTTCAGCAAAATCTAACCATTCATTCCAATTACGTCTACCTATGTTAGTATCCACCAATGTTTGAATAATGCCATTTCGAGTCACACCAGGTAATCGTGATAATCTTGATGGATTTCGATTAGCTGTATCAACTTTGAGTCCATTCTTATCTAGGAAACCATATAAGTATTCCACACGCTTACGATATTCTTCTGCATCATTTGCATCAACTCTAACTATAGCATGTAGACTTCTACTGCCACTATGTACTAGACAAGCGATAGGAAGTTCGAACTTTCGATAGATTGCATCTTGTTCTGGAATGGGTATATTGTCTGATTCAACTAATGCATAGGAAAATCTTGTAATGTTGTCATTCTTAACACCACTACCATCAACCGGATTAAACCTAATCCATGCCCCACTCTCATCTTTCCAATCACCAATCACGGCACCGATATCATCTGGATGTTTTTTAAGTAAATCAATTAATTCTTTAGCTGTTCTGTCATACTGGCCTCTACCTGGCATCCATTTGCCATCTGCATTCTGCCAAACATCCGTTGTTACATACGCAACATATTCATTACTTTTAAATAATATTTCAAGATATTTTATAAGTTGTTCGGTTGGAGTCATACTAACAGTAGGATCGTAAATCATGCCATCACCATCGTATTCGATGATGTCATCCCATTCCATAAGTCCACCGTTTTCATGAACATAAGGAACCCATCCTGCGTCTTTTGCCATTTTTATAATCGTTCCTCCGGCTATGGGATTAGAGGAGCCAGCAAAGCTCCTCCATTTTCTATCACACTCACCTTGTTTATAGCGAGCATCATTTTTACTCCAGTTATCCCATACCGAGCAATCATATCCTTCAGCTTTAAGTGCCATGCCTATATTTATCCATTCTTGATAAGATATTTTTGATACATCAATCTGTTTTAAAGCTTCAAGTAAATTGTCCATTTAAATCCTCCTACGGTTGATAACTTGTAGCATTGATACCTCTTGGTAAAAACCAGTTGTTTTCTGCGATACGTGTAATCATTTTGCTCGCTGCATCAAATGCCCACATACCAACATGTAAGAATCCATAACGTTCCAAGAAACGGATCTGTTTTGGTGTAGCTAAGCCTTCAATTTGTCTATTCTTAAGTTTTTCAATGAGCATGCTTGCCATCCCACAACTCGTTACTGCTTCTGGATAAATACCATGCTTTTCTAAGTAATCAAGTTGTCTTTCAGTTGCCGGTCCCATCTCCCACATAAATGCAGGTTCATAATTTGCTAAATCTTCTGCTGCAATAGAGAAAGCATATTGAATCGGATCGACGAGTTTGGTTTTCTTTCTACGCATGGCTGCTAGTTCTCTGGCAAGTGCATCTTCACGTTCTTGTATCACATCATTTTCAGCTTCTTTTTCAGCAGCAAGTAAATCAATACCACTTTCTTTATCCATCATCTTTTGATCGATACGTTTTGCAAGTTCTGCATCCTTAGAAATCAGTGCGGACGGTCTACATAAATCATGGCGTTCTGTCATCCATAGAAAATCAAGTAATAGTAACTCTTCTTTTCCTGGGTGGAGTCTCATCCCACGACCTACCATTTGTTGATAGAGACTTCTAATCTTAGTTGGTCTTAGCACAATGATGCAATCCACAGCTGGACAGTCCCAACCTTCAGTTAAAAGCATAGAATTACATAACACATCATATTCACCTGCTTCAAAGTCAGCTAAGATTTCATCACGATCTGTGCTGTTTCCATTAACTTCTGCTGCTTTAATACCATGTAAATTAAGTAGTTCACAAAACTTTTGAGATGTCTTCACTAACGGTAAGAACACAACAGTTTTTCTGCCTTTGCAATATTTAAGCATTTCGAGTGCTATTTGGTTTAAGTAAGGCTCTAAGGCGGATCCTATTTCACCTACTGCATAATCACCATTTGATACGCTAACACTGTGAATATCGAGTTCGAGTGGAATCATCTGTGCTTTAACCGGGCAAAGATAACCTTCTCTTATCGCTTGATGTAGTGAATATTCATAGGCTTTTGAATCATAATACTTTCCTAGACTTTTCTGATCAGAGCGATCAGGCGTTGCTGTAACACCGAGCACATTAGCACCATCAAAATGGGTAAGTATGCGCTGATAAGTATCACTCATCGAATGATGCGCCTCATCTACAACAATGGTCTTAAAATGATTCTTAGCAAATGCAGAAAGTCTTTTTTCTTGTGATAAAGTTTGTACTGATGCAACAGTCACTCGCTTTTTTGACCCGATGGAACTAGACTCAGCCTTTTCCAAAGCTGAATCCAATCCACTCGTTTCTAATAATTTCTCTGAAGCTTGATCGAGCAACTCTCCACGATGAGCGAGAATTAGTGCGTTACTACCGTTTTTCGTTTCCTCTTCAACAACCTTTGAAAACACGACTGTTTTACCAGTGCCAGTTGGAAGGACTAATAGCGTTCTTTGATGTCCTTGATTCCACTCATGTTGAATTGCACTTACCGCTTCATTTTGATAAGGTCTTAATACCATGACTGATCCCTCCTAAAATGGAAGATCGTCTGGAAAAAAGAACTCTTCGTTGTAATCGATGAAACGATCAATATCATTTGTAAACTTCTCTTCACCTTGATTGTTAGTGTATGATCTTTGTTTAAAATGAGCGCGACCTTTAGAGCCAATCACTTTATTCCAGTCCATCGTTAACTTTTCACCATGTTTCTTCTGACCAATACATCTAAAAAATGATGAAATACGCCATTCTAAAGAACGATATAAAAGCAAATCAAACTTAACGGTTGCAATACCTTCTTTGGTATCCACTTGAACTGTAATTGTAGCTTTATTACAAGCGGGTACTTTTGGTCCACCAGGAAATCTTCCGCGTTCAAAATTTGTAACTGTAAAATTGTAATCACCTTCAGGTAGTAAAACATACTCCTGACCGTCTTCTTCGATGGCATCGTTCCAATCCATCAACATATCTTTGTTATCTATCATGGTTATTGTTCTCCTTTATTTTTTTTAATAGTTTCTACGATCTTCTTCCAATTAGGGATGATCCATCTGGTTATAAAATCGTCTGAATAATTGGTAATCGGTTCTGTTTCTTGATAATGACCTTTAGCTGCAACCACCTGTTGTAATTCAATCGCTGATATATCCGAATCTTCAATCATTTTTTCTAGTTTTGTTACAATTGAAATACTAGTAATATCTTTGGGATCAGGAAAGGGTACTTCAGGCTTTGTAAATTCTTGATCTTCAAATAGGTGTGCGATGGATGAAAAACTGAGTTCGAGTTCTTCTGGCAAGTCATATCTGTTCTTGGCATCATAGGTTGGATTATGTGTTGTGTATAAAACACGCTTTCCGCCTTGAGCTTTCTTGGAGTTGTTTTCTGTTGTAATGACATAGATTTTGTAGTTCACAAAGAAAAGTGCATCAGACCATTCTTTGATAAGTGGTGCGACTTGTTTAGATAGTTTCATTTCATAGCGATCAAATGCGCCTTGTTCTTCTGGGAGTTCAAACTTTCTAGGTTTTGCATGTGCTGTAATAACCACATTGATACCGACTTCGATCAGTTGATCCATCAGAGTGAGTAGTTTTGAAAACTCATCAACTAAGTAGACATAACCTTTCCCATAGCCAAAATCTTCTATGTTGTTCTTCCGATACTTCTCACATACTGCATTTGTGCATAATGATTCAGCCCAGTCTGCGGTATCTAAAACAACCGTTTTACATATCGTTGGATTAGTAATAATCTCTTTTACAACTGTGATCAATTCATCCCACGATTTATTGCACTTGATTCTTCTAATATCTAAGTTGCTTGTACCACCTTCGGTGTCAATAAATAACGGATCTGGAAACTGGCTAGCAAAGGTTGATTTACCAATTCCTTCTGGACCATAAATGACAATCTTTAGTGGACGTTTTTCTTTACCTTCAATAATTTTTAACATGTTTTATTTATCTCCTTCTTCGATAATATTTGCCTCTTCACGAGGATCTGATTTTGGTACTAAAACTAATGAGCCAAGTTGCATATTGATGTAAGCTCCGATAAGGGCATCAACTTTACTCTTACCTATTCTTTTGGTTAACTCTGTAATTCCAGCTACCTTCTTTGTTGCATAAGGATCGATGCCTACTTGTTCACATGCTTTGATGACACCTTCTTCATCAGTAATCTTTCTCGATCCTTTGGTATGAACGAGTTTGTACTTAGACCACTTGTGACCATTGAGTGCTTTCTTGATAGCAAACTCCATCACATCTTTTGCATATTGAATAACTTCATCCAAGTGTGGTAGTAATGCTTCGATATCAGCGTCTATCATAGTTGAAACAGGTTTTTTTAACGCTTGCATGACTAATTTGTTAGCTTCAGCTCGCTTCGCACATATCGCCTTTCCTGCGCAGTATCTACAGTACTTACCTGGATGCGCTTCAGGGTTTTCTACTTTTGTTCTTTTCACTGCTGGTACGAGTACATTTGATTCAAACTGAAGTAACTCTTCAATCGGCATCTCATAGTCGTTTGTGTTGTTAATAACTGGTTGATAAATGACAAGTCTGATTTTTTTGATTGGATATAAATCCTTGTAGGATTTGTAAAAGTAGAGTGCATAGATACCTAGTTGAGAGTTAAACAGTCCTGATTCACTATCAAATGCATAAACTGGTGTGCGACCTGTTTTCAAGTCAATCACTGTGAGCGTTCCACCACCCAGAGATGATATGATTCCACAATCTAAGGTTCCTCCTGCATCATCATCAAAATCCATATCAAGATGCTGCTCGATAACGATGAGTGGTTCTGTATCTGTTCTCTTCTTATCAAACTCAATGGTCTGAATAACGAAATCTGCGTACCCATCAGCAATTTCTTGCATCTCTTCTGAGTACATATCCAAATCTTTGATGACTTCTTCAATCGGTTTTAATTCACTGTCATAGTCGATTAAATTGAGTGACTGACCAATGAGTGCTGCACCTAATTCATGGCACTGTGTTCCAAACTCAGCTTGTGGATTGGTTTCCTGGCTTGATCCATCATTTAAGAGCGTACTAAGTGGACAGTTTAACCATGTACTACTCTTGCTCGGGCTATACTTTCTACTGTGGATCGTTGGACTTCTTGACATCTGTAATCCCTCCTTCTTTACTATCCGTTTCTTCTGGAAGCAACATCACTTCCAGTGCCAATGTTTTAGTCGTCTCGCTAATAAGCAGTAATGTTTCGACTAAATCCTTATCCGTCAGATAAGGCTTATCGGCTTTTGGTTCTTTCTTCATTGCTAAACCTCCTTTGGTTTTGAAAAGGTCGTTCTTCCCTTTCAAAGGATTAATGGCGAGGTTTGTTCTGCTTTGCCGGTTATTTTTTATTTTTCTCATATTTTTCTCTAAGCATCATGATTAATTTGGTTTTGCGTTCTTGTATGGTGCTTCTTGCCTTATTAAGTTCTGTAGCTATTTCAGCATCAGTTTTTCCTTCGTTGAAATATTTCAAAATCAGTTGATCTGTTTCATTAAGCTCACTGACGAGATTCCAAATGAAGTCACTTTGTTCTTGTTCCTTGAATTGTTCTTGATG